CGTGGTGACGGATTTTTAACAGCTAATAATGCTGATAAGACGCAAATAGCGTACGCTCTTAAAGCATGGGGTACATGATAGAAAATTCATTTGTTATCTTCTTTGAATTCTTCTGTTATTTATCAATTATCCTTATTTAATAATTTGTTATTAAATAGAAACGCAATTAAGATGTAATATTAAAAACTCGACTTTAATCTATAGCTAAATGTTCTAGGACGCTTAGCTAAAATATATGCTATAACTTTTTCATTAATAAATTATAACTCCTTTATTGGTATATATGCCAGCAACTAACCATCCAAAAGAATCAACTTCAATTGGAAATACATCAAAATTATTATTTTCCAAGATAGATATATTTTTCCAATTACATTGACCATTTATAATTAACAATTCATCTGCTAAATTTACAATTTCATTTACGATTGGAATATGGTCTTCAGATGAAACTTCTTGTTCTAATTTGATTAGAAGTGTAAGCAAATGTTTAATAGACATAATGTAATTTATAAATACTATTATTTATAAATTTTTCAATTTAATTTTATGCATGCTACTTGTTAATTTTATAAATTAACTTTTCATTCTTTTCATTTAATTCATTAGCCTGTTTATTATAAGCTTCTGCTGCATCTAATTCATTTTCAAAAAATCCTATATGAATTTGTTTTTTATTATGAACTAAGACAGCTCTATATTTACCATTTTTTTTAGATAATGTTACACCATGATATTTAGAAGATTTACTTTCCATCTTTTTATCTTGAATTTCTTGATAAATATCTTTTGGAATAGTTATATAATCAGGGATATCATTTAATACATAATTCGTATTATTATTTTCATTAAAATATAAAGCTTGTTGATTATAAATTTTTGCACATTCAAGTTCATTTCCATTATTACCTAAACTATAACTTTTTTTATTGTATTTTATGGACACAACATAATATTTTCTAGTAGAATCATAACTGACACCTTGATATTTAGATGTAACATTTTCTAATATTTTTACTTTAGTTTCTGTTGGAATATCTCTTGGAACAGGAACGTAATCTTCAATATCATTTAATGCATATATTGATTCTTCTGTTTGATTGATATACACTGCGTAATCATTATAAGATTTTGCAGCATCTAATTCCGAATCAAAATATCCTAAAAAATGTGTTTTATAATCTTTTTTTAATTTACAACTCCATTTTTGTTTTGTTTCCTCCCAGCATACACCTTTATAATTACCTGATTTATTAGACATTTGTTGAGCATTTAGTTTACATTTTTTAGAGTTTTCTTCTTTAATTTCTTGTTGTAAAACAGTTTCATTATTTATTTCATCTAACTGTTTAGTAATATTTAAGTCTATATTTGTATTTTTAAATTCAGTATAATCTTTAAAATTATATTTTTGAGAAAATGTTATACAATTTTTTATGGTTTTAATAGTATAAGCCAGTTCAAAATCATCTTTAATATAAAACCACTCGCGACGATTTTTGATTCTAAATGATTTTAGTGCTAAATGGATAATTTTTTCAGAAAATTCAGTGTTATTAGTTTCAAATCTACAAACAATTTTTAAAGAGTAAGTACTTGAAGCCGTATTTAAATTTATAAGTCTTCCATCTGGTTTCAGTGCTAGACCTATTTTATAATGACCTAATGTAGATGTATCATTAATTAAATAAATATATCCAGATTCATTACCAAACCCATATGTATCAGGTTTATTTTCTAATTGTTGAATTAACTTGTTTTTATCATCTAATTGTTTGTCTTTTTCTTCAAGTTGTTTCTTTAATTCTACTGATTCATTAAATATTATGTCGTCAAGAATATTTCCCGCCCATTTTCTAAATTTCTTGGCTACTTCTTTTTTTGAAGTATAAAGTAAACGATAAACACCTTGACTTGTTAAAAATAATGTTTCCTGCTTACGTTTTATCGTGTCGTACGTAGTACGTACAACGACCTCGTCTCCATCAAAATTCATTATACTTGTTCTAATATTGACAATATTCAAGGCTTTACCTATATCACTTGCTTTAAAACAATAAAGTTTTTTATTATCTATTTCTTCAGTAATAATAGATATTGGATTGTTTTCGAATGCTTTAACTATACAGTTATTATCTTCTTTGATTTCATCTGTCATTTATCAATGTTGTACGTGATGTTTATATCCTTATTTAAGAATTTGTTTTTAAATAAGAAAGGCAACTATAATGTAATATTAAAAAATGTTTCAAGAGACTTTTTAAAGTTAACTCTAAACCCATAACTAAATGCTCTAGGCCGCTTAGCTAAAACGTATGCTATAACTTTTTTCATCATTTTTGATTTGTCAGTTTTATTTGGTATTTCGTCAAATTGCATAATATCATTATCTACCAAGACAAACAGCGTGGCAGTGACACAAATCGCGCTGCGTTGTGCACCAGCATAACAATGAATAAGAATATTTTTATGTTCTGTTAAAAGTTTTTTGAGGATAAATGGTAAAACTGTATGAAAGTATTGTTCCATTATATAAATATCTTGATCCAAGAGTGAATCGTATACGGGAATTCTAAATGTTTCTAATTTGTTTAAACCATGATTAACTGGGTCTAATATATCATAAATATACGGTAAATCAACTGAGCAATTAATGACAACTGAAATATCATTATCTTTTAAAAACATGGGGTCTAGTGCCGATTTATAATTTCCTAACCATAAAGCACCTGACTTTTTATTCTCTGGAATGATATTATTAACATTTTCAATTAATTTATTGATATATGATATCATCGTTATCTTATGATAACTTATAAAAAAATTTTACGAATTTACTTAATATAAGTCGTAAATAATATACAAGTAAAAAAAAAAAATTAAATTTAAAATTAATTTACTTGTATATAATAAGAATGTCAAGTAGAAAAATCGCAACTAATTCTATAGGTTATCGAATTATTAAAAAAGACGACTCTTATAATGACAGTGATAATGACAGTAATACGGAAAGTGTCTCGTCAGGATATTCGTCAGAAGGTGGTGGTAAATACAGATTTACATCTATAGTTGAATCTGGGTATAAGAAACCAAGAGAAGGAAGTAAACAAGACAATATGACAAAAGAGCAAATAAAAGAAAAACTTAAAGGGTATAAAGCTTTAAAAACGATACAAGATAAACGATATCTACTAAATCTAAAACCATTTAAAGTATGGATAAGATATTTTAACACTACTACAAAAGAATTTAGAGTTGGAGGTTTACTTAAGCTAGTTGACCCCGAGTTAAGATACATTATGTTAGTAAATACTAGCAAGAATTTAACTTGGTCTGTTCAATTAAAAAATAACATTATATTTGTTCCTAGTAACATTGAAGAGAAAGAACAAGAAAAAGAACAAGAAAAAATGACAAAAGAAAAGTTGTATAAACTATACAAAGCAGGTAAATTAAGTAAACGTTAATCAAATTTTTTTTTTCTTTGTTAATTATAGACACTTAATATTCTTAATGTCTTCTACGTCAACTTCTCATGAAAACGCTGAAATAAAACCATACATATTACATAACAGAATGCCACCAGAAATGCAGTTAGCTGGTTGTACACATTCATCAACTGTTATGTCAGAAGGTACACCAGGGGTACCAGGAGGCCAACAATCACAATTATTAGGGCATCGTTTTGGATTCGGATATAATCATATATACCCTTATTGGGGAGCTTATGGTGGCTACGGTGGCTATGGTGGCTATGGATTCGGACATTATCCGTACAGAGGATATCGAGGATACCCGTGGTATTTATTTTAAATAAATGAAGTTTAAAATTAATTATTATTCATACAAATATGAATAAGCGACTTTTAAAAGAATTAAGAAGTTTGATTCTAGAACAAAATAAGAAACCATTATTAGAAAATAATTACTTGATTTCATACGATGAAGCAAATGTGAATAGAGTATACACTATTATTAAATGCCCATATGATTCCGTATATAGGCATAAATTTGTTCGATTAGATTTTGATATACCAGAAGATTATCCACATTCTCCTCCAAAAGTTACATTTGTGAATTACGATAGTGTTAGAATACATCCAAATATGTACGAAGATGGTAAATGTTGCAGTACAATTTTAAATACATGGCCGAGTGACAATGAAAAATGGACGAGTTCTATGAGAATAGAAACTGTACTTTTAACTTTTCATAGTTTTTTTGATAATAATCCATATACATATGAACCCGGTGGTAGAGATGATTCAAGTTATACAGAGTATGTTTTATTTCAAAGTTGGAAAACATGTTTATTAAGGTATATACGAGACTATTCACAACCTGAATTATTTACAACATTTATTCATAATTATCTTATGGTATATGTAGAAGATATATTTAATGACTTGACAGAATTAATGGACGAATATCCTTATGGACCTAGATTTACACGTTGTTTTGAAATAGATAATTATACAATTAATTATGACCATGTTATTTACCTTCTTGAACAATATTATCAATATATTGACTATAAAGAAAATTATTTACAAAAAGGTGAAGATATAGATTATGATACATTTATTAATAAAGATTACAATTGTAATATTTGTTTTGATACAAATGAAACTTGTGATAAAATCATTGATTTATCATGTAAACATTCATTTCATATTAAATGTATTGATACTCATATTAATAATAATGGTACTATATGTTCTTTATGTAGAAGTGATATAAACACCTATGACTTGAAACAAATTAAAGGTTCATTAAAAAGAACTTTAGATGATTGGATTATAAATCCTCAAACTAAAAGACGTGTTAAAGTTGGAAGTAGAACATATCAACGTTTACTTGACGAAGGTATTATTCATATAACTGAAATTTAATTTAATTTTTGTGTAATTAACTTTTGTTAGCACTGATATTCAACTTCATTTGAATATTATTGAGTATATCATTTTGTAAGACTGAACTTAATGCTTTTTTAACAGCTCCTTTGTTTAGTTCTTTTCTTAATTGTTTAATCGCATCTTCATATAAAGAATAATCAAATTCTTCATCTTCTTTATATTTTTGTAAAAATTCCTTCAACTTTGTTTTTAGTGTATTTAACATAGGGTCACTTAGTACTTCGCATGTATCTTTTAATCCTTTAATTACTGTTACTGTATTACCTTCGGTATCTTCTATAAAACAATTATATGTTGGTGGCTTCTTTTTTATATATTTAACAGCGTGATTTTCTGGGTGTTCTTTATCACATATAACATCTTTAATATAATCAGTAAGTAATAAGTTTAACTTTTCTGGATTTTTAGGTGTAACATCATCATATTTCTCTATTAAATGTTTCATTTTCTCTGGTTCTATATGTGAAATATCTAATTTAGTTATAGGATTTATTTCTATTTTTACATTTATATAAGTATTATGATCACCACCAATAATCGATTGATTAATTGTTTGATGTTGATTATTCTTTAACTGTTCTATATACTCATGTAATTTATGTAAATTCTGTAATAATTCTGATTTACATCTTTTTTCATTTAAATGAACTTGTAATGATTGTTTTTTCTTAAATTCATTTTGACATAAATTACACTTTAATATCATCATTGTCCTTGTAGACTGGATCTTATAATATACTAACAATTTTAATTTATTTAATTTACGCAAACATTTAATACTAAAAATCGTGAAAAATATACAAATATACATTTTTCAAAGGATAAAATAACAATTTAATAAAAACCAAATAAAATATTTTGAGTAATTACGCAAACATTTAGTAGTAAAATTCATTATTTAAATGATTTATAACAATTTTATCTATTAAAATATTAACTATTTATAAAAAGACGAAAATAATGTTTGAGTAAGGGAGGGAGGTTTTTTTTCGACTTTTTTGATTTTTCGGACCCCAGATTAGAAATTTTTTTGACAAGTTTAAGATCAAAACTGTTTTTTATTTTTCAATTTTTCGAGACCCCAAAAATCAAAAAAGTCGAAAAAAAACCTCCCTCCCTTACTCAAACATTTAGTAGTAAAAATCATGAAAAATATATAAATGTACATTTTTCAAAGGATAAAATAACAATTTAATAAAAACCAAATAAAATATTTTGAGTAATTACGCAAACATTTAGTAGTAAAATTCATTATTTAAATGATTTATAACAATTTTATCTATTAAAATATTAACTATTTATAAAAAGACGAAAATAATGTTTGAGTAAGGGAGGGAGGTTTTTTTTCGACTTTTTTGATTTTTCGGACCCCAGATTAGAAATTTTTTTGACAAGTTTAAGATCAAAACTGTTTTTTATTTTTCAATTTTTCGAGACCCCAAAAATCAAAAAAGTCGAAAAAAAACCTCCCTCCCTTACTCAAACATTTAGTAGTAAAAATCATGAAAAATATATAAATGTACATTTTTCAAAGGATAAAATAACAATTTAATAAAAACCAAATAAAATATTTTGAGTAATTACGTAAACATTTAGTAAAATTCATTATTTAAATGATTTATAACAATTTTATCTATTGAAATATTAACTATTTGTAAAAAGACGAAAATAATACTTGAGTAAGGGAGGGAGGTTTTTTTTCGACTTTTTTGATTTTTCGGACCCAGACAAAAATTTAAACCAGTGAATATCAACTCTTAAAGTAGGTACACGTGACTGGTACTTGGATTTATAAGAGTAGATGTATTCAAAGTTACTTATTTCTTATTTCTTTTTTCCTTAAGGTGAGTTTTGTAAGCTTGTAACTGTAATGGCATATTTACAATGATGTTTAAGTCATTCAACTCTTCAATATAATTCTCAACTATTTGCATTGTATATTCAGGACCATGCGACAGAACCTCATCAACAATATCGTATTTATCTTTGTCTGGATTTGATAGCCTCTGCTCAATGTACCATAATGACCAGATAATACAACTACTTACCAACTTTGTTCCACGGAGAGTCTTTTGAGGCCCAAGTCTTGGACAATAATCCTCTGGTTTAATGTATATATAACCATGTAACCCAAAATCGGTTCTAAAATCAGTGTTTAATATTTCGTCAATAGTACTATCGTATGGCATACTTCCATTCGGTTCAAACCGTTCAAATTCCTTCTTTTTGTGATCTACTATCAATGCATTTCTGTGTAGAAAATCTTTATTTGATGTATCTTTATGACCTTGTATAGATAATGTCACTACTTGAAACCTGTGCTTCTTATCACATTTCTTCTCCAATTCTTGTTTAATTTTCTTACACATTTTTGTAGATGTTTCACAATCTAATTCGATATAATAATAGTCACGTGTACATACCATATACCTGATTCTCAATTTATTAACCAAATGGTCATACCACTTTAATGTATTTATCAAACTAGTTTTCCTATCCATATATAATATGTAGAAAGATAATTAATTATTAAATTAAAGAAAAAAATAAAGTTCTAACTTTGCACTCATAATCATGTACTTAAAAATATGTATAAAAATTATTTAAATTTTACTGGTAAGAATTTATTACATACAAGACACCATATAAAAAGAATCATAGAATATTTATATTATTTAAATTGTCTATATAAATCTTTAAGCTCATCCTCGTCCTCTGCAGATTCGGAGGCAGATTCGGAGGCAGATTCGGAGGCAGATTCGG